AATAGAAGGGGGAAGCTATGATTATTTAAGACAAGAATTAAATCTTCCAGAACCAACTATAGGATTAATTAAGAACCTAAAAAATGAAATTGATACTATAAAAAATCTTGATGTAGATGCAAAAGCAAAAGAATTAAATGCTTTAATTAAAAGCAATATTGAAAAAGTACTAGATGAAGCTCAGAACCCTAAAGCAAGGTTCTTGAATACAGAAAAAGACATTGTTGACTTTAAAAATAGAATTGCAAAAGAACTAAATGAAGCAATAGCAGGAAAAGAACTTACAGAAAAAGAAGCAAAGAAGGAAATGGTTAGACTTGAGACAATACTTAAAGATCTTCAAGGTACACCAACTGCAAAAGATCCAGCAAGTTCAGGAAATAGAGCTTATAGAATAGCTCACTCATACAATGTAGGTAGACTACTTGGACAAACTTTCTTTACTATGCCAGCAGAAGCAATGAATGTTATGTGGGATCAAGGATTAAGAAGCTTCATTGATGCAATGCCAGCAGTTAAGTCTATTATGAGAGCATACAAGACTGGAAAAATTGACACAGCTCAAGCTAAAGAGATACAAGAGTCGCTTGGTATATACAATGAGTTCTTATCTGGACCAAAACTGTATGAACATGAACATGATTATTCTGCTATAGTTGGCTCTCATAAGAAAGATTTTGTTGGTAAAATAGAATCGTTTGGTGAAAACTTTGCAGAGTTCACTTTAATGACTGGTGGTATTAAGCCATTAACTATGATCTTTCAAACTGCACATGTACTTGGAGTATTCAAGAAAATGAAAGCAGTAGCAAAAGGTGGAGCCAGAACTACTACTTACAACAAGATGATTAAAGAACTTGGGTTAAGTAAAAACATGGAACAAGCAGTATATGACAGTATGAATAAATATGCTGATGATACTTTATTAAACTTAGGTAAATGGGATCCAATGACAAAAGAAGTATTCTTAAGTGGAGTACAGCGAAGAACAGACTCATTGGTTCAAATGCAAAGATTAGGAGATCAAGTATCTTGGGTATCTGAGGCAGACTATATGTTTAAAGATACAATTTTTGGTAAGATTGCATTAGAATTAAAACAATTCGTAATGACAGCTTATGTTAAGCAGTTAGGTAGAGCCCTAAACAGAAAAGATAAGTATATGGTTGGATTAATTGCATCTCAAATGACAGTATTGACATTATCTTACATTGCAAAACAAGGTGTTAATTATGCAGGTAATCAGGAAAAACTAAATGAAAATTTAGAGATAGACAAGATTGTTGCTGGTACAATGGGAATGATGCCACAAGGAAGTGTACTTCCTATGGTTCTAAACTTTGGAAGCAATATGGCGTTTGGAGAAAATCTTATTGGAGACAATAGACATAATGGTCAAATGACTTCAGCACTATCATCTCTACCAATAATAGATGGAGCCAACAAAGTATTACAAGCAATAAGTGCTCCAGCAAAAATATTAATGGGTGAAGATTCGAAAAAGGCACTTAAACCAATAGTGGACCTAACAGGAATTAATAATTCAATATTAACTAAACCAACATATCAGGCATTGATAGCTGATTAAAAACAAAAAAAGGAAAGAGAATGGAATTAGGAAAGATGACAAGATCTCAGAAGTTTGAAAGGCTTCAGGATCTAGTATTAGATACATATTTAGATGCACTAGACAACGGTGAATTGAAGGCAATGGAGTTGGCTCCAATAGTTACAATGCTAAAGAACAATAAGGTTGTTCAAGAAAGACAAGAAGAATCTGAAGCAGATGTAATAGACAGCTTAGTTGGTACAGCTGAAAATGTTAGAGTTTAAATATCCACTAGCAGCACAGAGTACATTTACTTATTCAGAACAAATAAAAGATTACAGAAAGTTAACAAAAGAAGACAAGAAGATTCTTGTTAATAATCTTTTAGAGTTCCATAAGTATATATTCTGGTGTCAAAACTTACCATATCCAACTCATGATCAATTATACATGTCTGAGTATTTAGGAGCCTGTGTTAACTCTACAGATCCATTAATGCTACAAGCACAAAGAGGTTTATCTAAATCATTAACAGTACAGATTATTACTTTATGGCTCTTATTAAGAAATAAGAATGAAAAGATTGTTGTTGTTTCAGCTACTGGTAGAAGAGCAGAGTCATTCACTCTATTCTGTTTAAACCTAATAAAGGCTACACCTTTATTAGAACATCTATATCCAACACCTGATCAAAGAAGTTCTGGTGGTAAGTTTGATGTAGCAGGTAGAACCCCTGATGATTCACCTTCAGTTGCAGCATTCGGTGTCACAGCAGCAAAGACTGGATCAAGAGCTTCGTTCATTATATATGATGATGTTGAAATTCCTGAGAACAGTGAGACTGCACAAAAAAGAGAAAAACTATTAGCTGGTGTTAGAGATACAGCAAACCTAGGTATTGCTGGAGTATTCAGAGAAATGTGTATATGTACTCCTCAGTCATCTGAGTCTGTATACAATACATTACTTGATGATGGATTCAAGAGAATTATTATTCCATCTGAATATCCAGAAGATACATCAGTATATGATGGTGACTTAGCTCCACACATTCAAAAAGCATGTGATGAAGAACCATACAAGATAGGTTTAGCGACAGACGCAAGACTGAATATGGCTCATTTAATCAAGCAGAAGATGAAAGGTAAGTCTAGGTACAAACTGCAATATATGCTAGATACTACGATGTCAGATGCAGAAAGATTTCCACTTAAACTATCAGACTTAATTGTAATGGATCTTGATTTAGAAAAAGCACCTACTCATATTGAATATAGTTCAGAAAAGAAGCATACATTATTTGATATTAAGCACTGTGGATTTAGGGGTGATTTTATATATGGACCTCGCTTCTACAATGATGATAGAAAAGAGTACGAAGGAATGGCTATGTTTATAGATCCATCTGGAAGAGGTTCTGATGAAACAGCTTATTGTGTTACTGCACAAATGGGTGGTAGAATATTCCTATTAGACTTTGGTGGAGTTAAAGGTGGATATGATGAGGTAGCACTGATGGCTCTAGCTCAGATAGCAAAAAGATATAAAGTTAACCTAATTCAAGTAGAGTCTAACTTTGGTGATGGTGCATTTTCTGAACTCTTAAAACCAATACTTAGAAAAGAACACAACTGTATGGTTGAAGATTTAAGAGCCACAACCAATAAAGAAAAAAGAATTATTAATGCACTAGAGCCAGTGATGATGCAACACAGATTAATAATAAACAAACATGCTTTAATAAAAGATAGTGAAAAAAACAAAGCAGATTATAAATTTACACATCAATTAACACACATAACAGAAGTTGCTGGTTCATTAAGGCATGATGATATTGTAGATGTAGTTGCAATGGGTGTTGCTTATTGGCAAAAATCTCTTGCTAGAGATACAGAAGAAGAAAAGAAACGTCATGAAGACGATCTTAGAATTAAAAGCTTAAAGAAGTTTATGGAAAAATGTGGAATAAAAACTGCTACAAATGTAATGGACAAATATTAAAAGGGGAACTAATTCCCCTTTTAGTCTTCTGCTCTTCGAATGTATGAAATAGCAAGTATCTCTTTATAGAATACTTTCTCAATACTCCAAGCATCTACCAGATCTTCAGAAACCATAACTAAATATTGTCCAGAATCATTCTTTACTATCTTTCTGACATAGTCTTTCTTTTTAGCTATCTTTTTTTTAGCCATTATATTTTGCCTTGTAAGTATCATTCTGGTTCCTATCTTTGAGCCACTTACCGTTAGCTCCATTCTTATTCCAGTCTTCTTTCTGTTTAGGACATTGATTTCTTGAACTAATTTCTTTAACTACTTCATTCATAACACCATCAACATCATAACCCATCAGTTCTAATTCATTAACAGACAGTACAATAATATCTGCCAAAGCATCTACTATCTCATGTTCATCTTTATTGATCTCAGCTTCATGTAATTCAGTTACTTCTTCATGTATCATCATGACAATATTACCAGATGGTTCAGTAATGTTTCTATCACTTCTCCACTTAGCTAATCCTTTTTGCCAATAGCTAATCATCCTGCTTCCTTTATCTTCATTGCATCATCTATTGTTGCACACTTAATTTCTCTTCCATCTTCAAAGATAACAACATATTCATTGCCACCTTCTCTTGGATGTAGTCCTCTAATTACTGCTTTCATTGTATTCCTTTTCTAATAAGTATCTACATATATGTATAATCTTTTCTAAGTCTAGTTTGCCTTGACCTTCTTTTGTTCTAAGAACTCTCTTAACAATATCTGCTCTCCATGGATCTAACTTGTACTCAGCCCATATGTCCCATGGTTGTATATTCTTCTCAGCATAATTACTTTCACCAACATTATAAGATTGAACATCATTACTTGCTTTCTCTTTCATCTTTTCAGTTATAGCATTAGCTACCTTAGTTAGATCAGATGTAGCATTGTCTAGTCTTTCTATAGATTCTATATTTTCCATTAGCATTGTCCTTCAAAAACTTTGAGCCACTTACCAGCTCTTCTGTCTACATTGTCATAATACTTTCCACCAATATTAGCATTTAAATTATCTTCATTGTATAGTACATCGTGCTCAAATAATAATTTAGTTTCTAAGTATGACAAGTGGTTCATGCTATTAGCTAGAGACAATATCTCTTTACTAACAACTTCCATACCCTTACTTAAAGAAGAAGAACCATTGTATGTTCTCCAATCAGATTCAACCATAGATCTTCTTTTTCTCTTATAACCTTGCAGTGGAGGTTGTGTCTTGGCTCTATAGAAAGACTTCTTTCCGTAATAGCTCCAGTTCTTACCATCACTATCTTTAAAGATTATCTTGTAAGTAAATCCATAAGCAAAAGGTAGCTCCTGCGGTGCAGGATTACCTTCAAAGAACCACTCCATTAAAAAGGAGCGTCCTCATACGATTGAGCTTTAGCTATAACAGTTTTTTGTTTTAGTCTTTTTACTGGTTCTTTCTCAATCTTCTTATTGAACTTTTCAACCATCTCATCACCATTAGCATTTAACCCATCAGTATCTAAGTAAACTACTGGAACAAACTTCTCACTAACTTCACCATTGTATTCAGATTCTTGAACTTGACCACATACAGTTAACTCTTTACCAATCATTGTCTTAAAGATTTTAGCAGATACAGTATTGTCTCCAATTTTAATCATACCTTCCTCTGGTGCATTGTCAATCATCTCAGACTTAGTAGCAGCAAATAACTGTGTGATAAACTTATAGTCTGGTAGTGGACATTCAGAACCAACTGCATACTGTTTCTTTAAGAACTCTGGATGTGAAGCTAATATTGTAAATGTAGCTTTGTTTCCTTTTTCGTCACCTGATCTAGTACAGTACTTAGCAAAAATTAATTTCTCAGAATCTTTAATTTTAAATGTTAAGTTCATCATCTGTGCTCCAGAATCTGTTTTATTAATGTACATTTTATCAATAGCTACTTTATAAGAACCACTATCTAATGGCTTAAATCCACCACCTACTACTGCTACGCTATCTCTTTTTGTTTTCTCTAATAATTCTGTGTCTAATCCCCAGTTACTCATATTAATTCCTTGTCTTTTTTTTATTTATATTCGTTAATTGCTTCAATTACTTTAGCAACATCATTGTCAATATACAGTTCATCAAACAATCCAAATGGACTCTTTGCTTCATTGTCTTTATCTTTTGCAGTCTTGTTTGTTTGGAATACATATCTAAGTTCTCCATCTTCAACAAGTACATTTGTCTTAAGAACCACAGTAAAATGACTACTTAAACTATTCTTCATACTTCCCTGAATAGCAGGTACAGTCTTTAGTACAGCTTCTTTTTCGTTTAGTACATCAGATGCTAAAGCAATAAAGATAAAACTCTTTCCTGATTTCTTACAATACTCTAGCATTCCTGATATAGCATCCCTGTAGTCCAACCAACCTGATCTACTGTCAGGTACATCTCTTACCAGTTCTGGATATAATATATTATCTCCGAACATTGTTAGTGAATCGAAGATTATAGTTTTTACACTATCGTCATCCACTGCTTTTTTTATTGCTACTTTAACTTCCGTTAGATTCTTAGGTACCTCTTGCCGCATCTTGCTGGCTCCTCTAATCGGAAGCATCTTCAATTGTGTTCACAATGTGTCGCTAGTACATTGCAGTTCGCTAATGAACTTCTATATGTCGCCATATAGTTCAGACTATATCTTCATCTTCTTGAGATGGGTGCCGCTTCCTCTCGCTTGAGAGTACTCTCCTTGTGGAGATAGTCGTTACACTTTATTAAAAATATTTACTATCTGTATATGTTTTCTTTTTTACTACTGCAGATATAGCAGCAGCTGATACTCCAAATTGAATAGCTAACTGAGCTCCTCCAAAATCTTTATCTCTAGCTTTATAGTTGGTTCTTATATATTTAACATCCTCTATTGACAAAGCTGAATTATTCACTAAATTAAGAAGACTCTTCTTGTTTAGTAGTCCTGCTCTAAAGGCATGTTTCATATTTTCCTTATTAGTACACCATTCAAGGTTGGAAGCATTGTTGTTTAGCTTGTTTCCATCTATATGGTTAACAAAAGGTTTAGACTCTGGGTTTTCAATAAAACATTCAGCGACAAGCCTGTGTATCATTTTTGTCTTCTTTTTGATAGACACACTTTCATACCCTCTGCTATTTACTTGCGTCTTTAACCTAATGTCTTCACACTCAACGGTCGTAAACTTTCCGCTAAACTTCCTTCCTTTTGTTCCTACAGGAACCATGATGTTCTTTTTTGACCAAATCTCACCATTCTCATATACAGAGTATAGCACTCTATCGTCAATAATTGTTATTTCTTGATGTTTCATTTTTATCCTTTATATCAATACTGACCATAGTATACCATTTTTAATCTTAGCTCGGTATTAACTACTAGAGTCGTCCACCGAATTCAACACCTAATCATCTAAATATCACTATTTAGCGAGGCAAGTTATTCACCTTCGATATTGATAAGTACTGTGCTATCAAAATCCAAGTGTCGCAATGACGAACTTTTACCTGAACCCGAACTACCGTAAATCAACACTATGTTGTTATCCATATGACTCCTTTATACTTTATAAAATATATTGGACTTACATCTCAAGTTTAAACTTATATAGTTCACTTGACTACGAATAGAGGTTCTCTATTGACTGCCAATAATTATCTAGCTACACTTTTGTATAGCAACTCTAACTCATGATCACCTAATGGTTCATATAACATAGCATTAACTCTGCATATATGTTCCTTGTGATCAAGTCCTAAATCTTTAATCATCTTTCCTAGCTTAAACATCTGACCATTTCTACCGCCCTTAGATGTCTGAGTAATAAAATGCTTATAAATTCCTTCTAGTCTAATATCAATCTCTCCTTGGCCCAACCAAGAATTAACTGTTTCAAGCATAGGCAATATAGCTTCTGTCTTTTCTGTATCTGGCAATGCACTACTAGTATCTAATAGCTCACCTTCATTTACAAAAACTTCAGCATCCTTGTTGGTGAACCATAACCTACTAACATTTCTAGTCTGTATATCATTAGCATCTAATCCCAGTCTACTCTCAAGATTAATATAGAACTCTTTATATTGACTTGGTTCTAAATAATAAGTTTGTTTCGTTGGCATAATAATTCTAAATCTATCACAAACAAAACCATTCTTATCTTTCTGATGACTCCTAGTAGTATAAATAATATATGTATAATTCTCAAGCAAAGACTTTGCTCTAGTCAATTCTAATCCATCATCAATGTCAAAAGCTACCATATTTGCACCAGATATAAAGTATTTTTCACTTCTATATCCACAAACTTGTTGACCTTCTGGATCAATCTCAATACCTATTTTTTTACTCTTATCTGTATCATTAAAATGACACAATAAAAAAGATTCAATAGGACTACGAACCATATACTCTATAGACTTTCTATTGGCTCCAAAGAAAGGAACATTATCTTGAAAGTATGCTATCTCATACTGACCTTCTGATTTACCAGATGCAGTAGAAACAATCATAGAGTCTAGTGTAGTTAGTGGTAGTGGCTCTATATTATATCTAGGAACCATAACTCGTTCAGCTGGTAGAACTAATAATTCATTCTTTCTATAGCACAGCTCTTGTAACATTGGAACCATATCATTAAACTTATTTACACCGTTTGGAATATTATCATCTAGCTCAATCATTTCTGATTTAGACAATCCTTTTCCTCTCTTAAGTAAATCATATGCTGTATGATAAGGTTGAACTGTTTTAAAGATATCTGTTACAGTTTTTCTAGTAAACTGATAGAACATATATGCTTTATTAACACACTCCACAGAAACGTTTTTTCTTTCTAGGAAGGCAATGATATAGCTAAGGTCTTCAATCATCGTTTTTGACCCTATCTCAGCTCTAATAAGCTCACTATACTTATCTTCATTTGCTTTAGCAATTAGTTCAGAACCTATTTCTTTCAATCTTACCTCAGCATCATGTTCGATTGTCATTTCAATATCAAATAATGTATGACCACCAACATCAAACTTATGTTTAAACATAGCATCTTCTTCTGCCTGTAAGTCTTGATACCATTTCTTTACTGGCTCTAAAGAAATATCTTCTTCATTCTCAACAATATCATTAGGTTTCATATCTATAATATAACTTCTACGATACATACCAGACGATACCATCTTTTGTAATTCAGCTTTACCTTCAGCATTAAATCCAGCTTGTGATCCAGCAGCAAACATATTACAAACAATATTGTCTATATCTGTTTCTCTACTTGAGTCAGAATTGCCTTTAATTACTTTAGCCTTATAGTGACCATCATATAATTCTTTTAGCTTAGATATTAGCTCAGTAGAGCCAGCAATGATGTCTCCAATTTCTCTACTAATTAGATTTAAAGAACCATATCCACTGTTAGCTTGTGAATTAGCTATAGTAAATAAACCTTCCTTTGTTCCTTCTAGTGCTACTTCAACTGAGCTAGGTAATCCAGTTAACATCTTAGCAACATCTTCTGGCTTATCCATCATCTCATTATTTACAGTAGTACAATAGTTCATTCTGCTTATATAAGATTCAAAATTAAATAAACTCCTACAGGTATCTAAACTAAAATCTTTTCCAGAACCAGATGAACTAAATACTACACCAAAATATTTAATATTCTTTCCACTTTTCTTTCTGTAGTTGTAGCTATTTAAAATAATTGAACCATAATAATACAGTGCAGATTCATATAATCTTCTGTCTGTATAATACATTCCTTGTTTTTCTAATAGATCTAACTGTTGTTCTATGTTCATCGTCTAAACATCTCCATATTAATTTTACCACTCAATCTTAAATCACTCAAGATACCTTGTCTTCTAATCCACTCTTCTTGACCAAGCTCTTTCATTGCATTATCTCTTAGCTGAAAGTAAGCCTTAATGCACTTATCACATGAACCAGTAGTAATTGTGTCTATAATGTAATGATCTCTATCAAGTATATACAAACATTCTTCCTGAAAAACTCTTGTATTTAAATGAAATCCATATACTTTTTCAAACATATTTCTAAATTCCTTTCCTTTTTAAAAGTATACAAGTTTTAAAATTCTTTTTAATTTTAATAATTAATTAAGAATCAACTCAGTATAATTTTATATCTTAATCCCCAACCTCTCTAAAAACCTATCAAACTATTCCCTAATCTGTAGCGTAAGCGGAAGATTAGATTGACTTAAGATTTAATATAGAAACTAACAACTAAATATTAATATTTAATAATTCATTAACTTTCTTCTTGATTAATTCTAACTCATTTTCTGTGGTTCTAAGTTTTTCTTTAACAAGAGCCATCTCCTTATCAGATTGATGCCATGAAGCAATCCATCCTCTGTCATAATCTTTAATACTTTTTTCTTCTAACTCTTCTTCAGTTAATATATATTTCATTTTTATTTCCTTTATTTTTTATGTATTTTCGTAGGGTAAGCTTCTTGAATTAAATAATTAGCTAAGTCTATGCCTAGCTTGTTCATATCGTCGTATTGAACCCAATTAGGAACCAATATATCATCGTATCTATGACCTCTTATATCAGGAAATAAGTCAAGGATTCTGCTGGCTCCATTTAATTCCTGTAGTTCATACTTTAAGTTATTTATAGTCTTGTCTTGCTCTAAAATATACTCATTTATTTCTTTTCTGTTCTTGATCCAACTCAATAACTCAAACATTTTTTATTTCCTTTTGTATTAATATCTATATCTTCCTTGGCTCTCTCGCTGTCGCTTCGAGCCAAGAGTTTAGTTTTACCAAGTAGTTGGGAGTTTCACTGGCTCATCATAATGAGGACATACCTTGTTGTAAGAACAATAATACTTGCACTTCATAGGTACATTAACACCCTTAACTTTTCTCATCCATAAATCTTTACACTTAGGAGGTACATCAAGCACACCCTTTAACTCATCTACTGCAGCCTGTATGATTGGCTCTATATCTATAGCAGGCACTTCGCTAATGATCATGTTTGGTTCATCTTTAGTTGCAACTGCATCTTTTAAGAACCATACTAGCTTCATATCAAACTTCTTTTCTGGATAAGTTCTTTCAGCTAACCACTTCAATACATTCATTTGTACAGTATATCCATTTGTCAATGGCTCTTTTGACCACATCTTATATGTATAGTTCTTAGTAAGTTTATAGTCATAAATACAATTACTTTTAGTATCAATTAAATCAGCTGTACCTGTAATAGAATAGTCACCTAACTTCTTGTGCATAGCAAACTCAGTGTCAAATGCACTACCTTCAAACATCTTCTCCATACCTAAATGGAAAATAGATCCAAGTGTATTTTGACCTATCTCAGTCTCATCAATAGTTCCATGCTCTTGCTTTAACCAGTTCTGACATACTTCATTACCTACAGAACTAGCACTTAAGCTTTTTTCTATTCCTGAACCAACATACTTTGTGGCTCCTAATATAGTTTCTTTTATCACTTTACTTCCCTTATATTTATTGGTTTAAACAATTCAACCATGGTTCTAAACATATTCGTATCTTCTAGTTCTTCTCTTTCAGCAATAGCTAATTGAGCCAGTAACTCATAAGACATTTGTTCAGCTAACTTTCTATCTAACTTAATTAATCTTTCAACCTCTAAATGTAAGTTGTTAAAATTAAATTCTAATACAATTTTATTGTCCATCACTTAGCCTTTCTATAACTTCTTTAATTTCTAAATTAATCCAATCATCATATAGTGATTCTTGACCTGAGGGTTTAACCAAATCAAGCTCTTCTGGAATAAAAGGTATCTTAACCTTACTGTGTTTAAAAAGACCTCTGAGAGCAGATCCTAGTCTTCCATAAAATAAATCTTGATTTTCATAATTACTAACAATATCTTTACCAGCTATAGTATATATCTTTGGTTTATCTAATTTATCTGCTAAGATAAAATTATAATTATCTTTCTTTCTAATTACTAGTTTCATTGTTCTCCCCTATATTCAACCCAACCATCTCTTTCTGTACAGTAATCATTTATATCTTCATCAATATTACCATTGCCTCTAAACCTCTTATACTTGTCGCACCAATAAATATACTCATCATCAAAAGTATCACTATTTAAACTCCAATGTTCTAACCTAAACTTCTTGTTAGGATTAAGAACCATACTTACGATTGTTTCTTCTAATTTTAATTTCTTCATTATTTATCCTCCTTTGTCATCTTTCCATTAATTGTTCATCGCGATAATTATCATAGGCTCTACATTGATATTCACTTACATAGCATTCATAAGCTTCATTGAGCCATTCATCTTGTTCATCATTTGTTAAATCATTATCAATTAGAAATTCATCTAATTCATCTAATCCATATTTTACACAATACTCTTCATAATCTAATGTCATTGTTTATCCTTTGGTTTTAAATTGTTATGCACTTATATCTCTTTTATTATTTTAATTTCTGTACCATATGCCCAGTAAGTACCATTCT